AGAACCAGATGCAGATTGTCAACCAATTAAAGATTAAGGCTACACCTGTCTTTTATGCCAATAAAAAGGCATACGAGGATGGTTATCCTGTAATATGCAATGAAGGTGGGTCAAGGTCAAGCAAAAGTTATTCTGTTGTTCAGTTACTAATACACATTGCAATAAACAATCCTAATACAAGGATTTCAATGGTATCTCATTCCCTACCACATATCAAGCGTGGAGTTTACAGGGATTTTAAAAATATATTGGAGCAATGGAACATTTGGGATGAGAAGGAGTTTCGTTACACCGATTTCATTTATACGTTTAAGAACGGCTCTTATATTGAGTTATTCGGATTAGAAGACCCTGACAAAGCAAAAGGACCAGCAAGAGATATACTATTTGTAAACGAGGCAAACTTAATTAGTAGGGCATTATTTGACCAATTACTAATAAGAACAACTGGTCAAGTATTCTTAGATTGGAATCCTGCTGACTTTATTTCTTGGGTTTATGAGATAGCTGATAACCCAAAGAACAAGCGCATACATTCTACTTACCTTAACAACATATCAAACCTTAGTGAAAGCCAAGTAAGAAACATTGAGCAGTACAAAGACTTGCCAGATGACTTTATGTGGAAGGTTTACGGCTTAGGAGAACGAGGTTCTGCAAAAGAGATTATATACACTCAATGGAAACAATATGACCAAATAGAAAACGGCGATGTGTTTTATGGATTAGACTTTGGTTATGTGCATCCAGCTGCATTAGTTAAGGTTACGCACTACGAAGGACAAAACTACTTTGAGGAGATAGTTTATCAAAGCGGACTTACTTTGAGTGATCTATCAAGATTGATTAAGGAGAAGCTACCAGAAAGAGCAACTATCTATGCAGATGCTGCCGAGCCTAAATCTATTGAGGAATTATACAGACAAGGCTTTAACATTAAACCAGCAGTCAAAGATGTTTGGGCAGGAATAGTAAAGATGAAGTCTTACCCAATAAACTTACATTACAGTAGTAAAAACCTAAGAAGGGAGTTTATGTCTTACAAATGGAAGAAGGATAAAAACGATAATGTAATCGAAGAACCTGTAAAGGCAAACGATGATTTAATGGATGCTTGTAGATATGCCGTGTTTACGCACTTAACTAAGATGAAATTTGAAGTGTCGGTATTTTAGGATAAATTATATTAACTTTGTTAAAATACATAAATAATGGGATTATTTGACTTCTTTAAGAAAAGACAGAAGCTTGATACGATTTTACCTACTAATTTTCCTTTAGCTTCTCAGGTTGCAATACAACAAGGAATAGTAACGTGGCAAGGTGGTAACGCTAAATCGTTTGTTGATGATGGATATGTAGGTAATGACATAGTTTATTCTATTGTTAAATTAATTACTGATAAAGCAAAACTTGCTCCATTCCACGTTTACAAAGTGGTAGATGAAAGAGCAGCAAAGCAATATAAAGCAATGATGGCTCAACCTGATAAGATTGAATCATTTAGAACTTTAGAGCAACTGCATAAAAAAGCCTACGAATTATACACAGGAGATACAAGACTAAACGAACTTTTAACGTATCCTAATGGAGAAGATACATTTGGAGATTTAGTTGAGCAATGGTGTGGATTTAAACTAATAACTGGTAATTCATTTATTTATGGAAAACTTATTGAAGGAGGAGCAAACAACGGAAAACCTTTTGAATTGTACGCTCTCCCTTCCCAGTATATGGCGGTCATTGCCAACATTAACGTATTTCCACCAACAAGAGTGGGATACCAATTGTACTATGGTTCAATGTGGTCATTCGACCCAAAGGAAATATTACACGACAAGTATTTCAATCCACAATGGAACGTTACAGGAAATCAATTATATGGTCAATCCCCTTTAATGGCTGCTGCTCGTAACTTAACGAGATCAAACGAAGCAAAGACTGCTGCCGTTGCATCATTCCAAAATGGTGGACCAGCAGGTGTTCTATTTATGAACGATGAAAGGTTTGACCCAATAAGCGGTCAACAACAAGCACAAGCACTTAAAAAAGCCGTGAGCGAGAAAGGTGGTTCACTTAACTTTAATTCTATTGCAGTAAGTGGTTACAAAGTAGACTGGAAACAAATAGGATTAAGTCCTGTTGAATTAAACATTATAGAAAGTGAGAAGTGGGATATGAAAGCACTTTGTAATATTTACGGAGTACCTTCTCAATTACTTAACGATTCCGACAATAAGACATACAACAACCAAATTGAAGGAGAGAAGGCATTGACTTTACGTTGTGCCATTCCTTTATTAGTTGGTATAAGAGATAACTTAAATAGAAAGCTAAGAAGTGATTGGGGTTATGCTGGGCAGAATATTTACATTGACTTTGACCCAACTGTATATGCAGAACTTGAATCAAACAAAGCAGATCAAGTTAAATGGTTAAACGAGGCGTGGTGGATTGCACCTAAGCAAAAGATGGATATTATGGGATTAGAGATACCTCCTTACATTGACCAAATTGAAATGGAGAAATTATACATCCCTTCAAGTTTGCAAAGTCCAGATGAGTTTCAACCTTTAACGCTACCTGAATAATGATTTGGAGCGACTATAAAAAGTTGTATGCAAACGCATTAAAAACCTACTCACCAAAGTTCAAGAAAGAACTACAAAGGCAAGTAGATACTTATTGCGATACCCAAGATTTAAACGCAATAAGCGACAAGAAAATAAAAAAGACCATCCAAAACCTACATATTGCAATGGGGGTTAAGATGGCACAAATTACCGAGAAGAACGTATCTAAGTCGGTAAAAGGTTATTTCGGACCAGAGGAGTTTAAGAGTAAGCAAACTGATTTGTTTACTTACCTTATGTTAGCTTATTTAGAACAAAAAGGATTAAATAAAGTAGCAAAAGAAATAACTCAAACGACTAAAAATCAAATTCAACAATACTTACTAAAGTCTGTTGAGGAAGGTTTAACGATGCAAGAAACAATTAAGCTATTAAGAACGGCTGGGATAACGGATTACCGAGCAGAGATGATAGCAAGAACTGAAACAGGTAAAGCTGCAAATTATGGTTCTATGATTGGTGTAACTGCAACTGGTCTTGTAACTATGAAGGAGTGGATAGCCACAAGAGATGCAAGAACAAGGAGAGTGCCACCAGATTCTTTTGACCATTTTCATATGGATGGAATAAAAGTAGCATACGATGAAAAATTTAATGTTAAGACTAAGTATGGCGGTTTTGAGCAAATGTTACATCCTTGCGACCCAAGTGGAAGTGCTGGCGATGTTATCAACTGCCGTTGTACGTTAGGATATGAAGCGGTTAGAGGCGAAGATGGTAAACCTAAGAAGTTGGCTAATAATCCACCTATGGGAGATATGGGGTTGGTTTGGAATCTAATTAATAACGTGGCTTTAATGCAAATTTCTAATTTAATAAGAGATTTGTTAGCAGATTAAAAAAAATTAATAACTTTGTTATATGAGTAAGATTGAAAACAAAAGCTACGATGAAATGATTCTGGACATAACTCCAGAAACAAGAACAGTAAAAGCGTGTTGGTCAAGAATTGGTAATGTGGATTTGGATAACGATATTATCGTTGCCGATGCATTTACTAAAACTATAAAAGAAAGAGGTCCAGCAGGTAAAAACCTTGTTTGGTCTTTGATTGACCACAAAGCAGATATGTATCATACAATTGGAAAGCCTAAAGAACTTTACATTGAAGGCGATATGCTTATTGCGGTTACTGACTTAATAGAAACTGAATGTGGCGAAGATGCCATTAAGTTATATGAAGCTGGTTTAATCAATCAACACTCAATAGGATTTAGCACAATTAAATCACAGGTAGATCAAAAGACTGGTGTGCGTACAATTACCGAGTTGAAACTTTATGAAGGTTCGGCGGTTTTGTGGGCAGCTAATCCAGAGACACCAACAATGGATTTCAAAGGAGAAGTAGTTAGCAATAAAGAAACTCTATCTTTGCGATTAGAAAACTTGATTAAGGCATTTAGAGGTGGAAGTTTCACAGATGACACCTTTGCTTTAATGGAGATTCAAATAAAACAAATACAAGCTGCATTGCTTGAACTTGAAGTGGTTAAAGAATTCACTCAACCCGAGATATCAGTTGAGCCGACAATAGAGCCAGTAGTAGAGGAAAAGAGTGATGAAGAAGTATTGAAGGCAATTAAACAATTTAATAATCTATTTAAAAAGTAAAATGGAAAACGTAATTAACGAAATGGCTGAAAACCTTAAAGGTTTCCAAGCTACAACCGCTGCATCTATCGATGAGGCAAAAGCAGAAATCCGTGTTGTAAAGGATGAAATGCAAAAACAATTTGACGCACAAGCTGCTGTTCAAAAGAAAGCTGCTTCTAAGGAAGTAAAGCATTTAGATGAGTCTATCTTAGAAAAATTAGATGGCAAATTTGATGAAATGGAGAAGTCTTTGAAGAACTCTGGTAAATTCCGTTTGGATTTATCTGATGTAAAGACAATGACTTTAAGTGGTAACTTAACTGGAGATTCAGTAGCATCTTATGCTCCTAATCCAGCTATCCAACCTTCTCAAAGCATTAACTTTAGAGATTTAATCCCAACTGTAAGAAGCGAAACAGGATTGTATGTTTACTATCGTGAGAACGCTGGTTTAACTAACAACATCGCTGCTCAAACTGAAGGTTCTGATAAAGCAGAGAACAACTACTCTTTAACTGAAGTTAAAATTGTAAACGATTACATCGCTGGTTTCTCTACTTTCTCTAAGCAAATGTTGAAGTCTTTACCATTTATGACACAGACTTTACCAAGAATGTTGACAAGAGATTTCTACAAAGCGGAGAACTCTATCTTCTTCTCAACTGTATCTGGTGCTGCAACTGGTTCAACTACAACTGCTGAAACAAACGATTTGTTACAATTAGTAGATTACATCGGTAATCAAAAAGCTGCAAACTTCGTTCCTTCTTATGCTTTAGTATCTCAACAACAAATGGGTCGTTTATTGAAAGCAACTATCGCTGCTGGTTATTATGCTGGTGCTGGTAGTGTTATCGTAAACCCTAATGGCGGAATCACAATCTGGGGTGTACCTGTAATTTCTGCATCTTGGGTAACTGATGATAAAGTATTATTATTTGATTCAAGCTACTTAGAGAGAGTTGAAGTAGAAGGATTAGCTATCGAATTCTCTTATGAGAATGGCGAGAACTTCCAAAAGAACTTGGTAACTGCTCGTATCGAGTGTTACGAAGACATCAACTTAATGTTGACTACATCTGCAATCTATGCTGATTTAGGTAACGTATAGTTCTAAGGTTTAGTAAATAATTAACCCCTTACATTTGTAGGGGGTTTTTTATTGCAATAAATTAACTAAATTTGTAAAAAGAAGTTATATGTCTTATTCCAATTATATTAACGATTTTAGCTTAACCGACATAGGTACAGTTGTTGAACCTGTTACCTTAGCAGAGGCTAAATTGTATTGCAGAGTAACTACAAGCGTTGATGATAA